AACTCACCAAGAGCACGACCCTTATCAATATAAGAATCAGAGTATCTCTTGACCTCACGCTCCATTACAGATCTGCGGTATACTCTACCGTTACGATTCTGTTGTTCGGTTTGGAGGAAAGGACCTTGAATGTAGAGTGTTTTTTTACCGTTTACTGTTTCGGTAATAACTTCTACTGATTCAATTTCTTCTGTGATAAGTTTCATTTTAGGCGTTTCCTGCGATTTGAACTTGTTGGAAGTGAATTGTGCCTGAACCTGATCCAAGTGCTGCAACCTTGAACGAACTTCTCAGTTCAGCCCACGGTGAACTAAAGGTATCAGTTACTGCTGAAGAATCATGATCTACAGTAATTTTTGTTCCGTAGAATCCACCGACATTAGTTGAAGTATCAATTGCAGTAACAATTTTGTGAGTGAAGTTGAAGTTTGATTGATTTGTAACTGTCAAAGAAACTGCATCACCAACTGCAAATTGAGAACCAGTTCCCTCTGGGAAATTCAATATTGTTGAAGTTCCTGTGGTAATACCAACAACCCTTTGAGATGTTGGTCTACCAATAGAAAGAACTTCAACTCCACCCGAAGGGATGAAATAATTCTGCGTTGTTGCTGTTGGATTTGTTCCAATAGCAACGTGTGCAGAAACACTAACAGCAGCAAATCTTACAAATTCAGACTGATGAACAACTGCAGCAGATTGTGCAGAAGATGCACTAATAGCAAATGAAGAATTTACCCCTACGGTATTATGCGCCATTATTTTTTAAATACACTTTGATAGTTATTTATAAATACTCTCAATCTTCATTAGTTTCATCATCAAATACAGTTGATGAAACCATGGGTCTAAGAGCATCAATTCTTTCTGAAGATTTTGCAAAAAGCAATTCTTTAATTTTGTCACTAATTTGTGATGGGGACTCATCAGTAACAATCATATCTAAAAGTTCTTCCATTTTAATCCATAAATGATTAACTAGGAATATTTATATCTCCCCACCCTTGGGCATCTCTGGTGCTTCTGTCGCTTTTCCTTGGGATTCCAAATTTGGTTCCATAACGGGAGCACCGAGATCCATTTGTGCTGTTTGATCTAAAGGTTCTCCAGTTTCTTGGTCAACTGGTACATTTGGATCTGGAATAATTCCATCTTTAATTTCTTTCTCAATAAGCTTATCTTGCTCAATAATTTCCTCATCGGTTTGACGAAGAATCTTTCTTCTTACATAATCTTGTGAGAAATATTTACCGACGTATGGCTCAGCAGCACCAACCATACTAATTCTTTCATTTAAAAGCTCAGCATCCTTTAATTCTGCAAAATGATTATCATATAAGAAGTCGTACTGAATATGCTCACTCATAATCTCCCAGTCTTCTGGGGTAATGATATTTTTAAGAATTAACTGAGTTTTTAGCATATCACTAAACATATTTGAGAATCTCTTTCTCAAACGGCCAACAAACTTACTAAATTTAAGTTCGTCTCTCAGGATTTCCGATGAACGACCAAGATTAAATCCACCCTCTCCATCCATTCTTGATGTGGGTACATTTAAAGCTCTGAATAATTTCTTTTTGAAGTATTCAATATCTGTAATTTCACCAAGATTCTGACCACCTGGGAGTGTAGAAATTTCAGTTCCTCTACCACCTTCGCGGCGAGGAAGCCAGAAATCTTCAAGCATAGCCATGTACTTTTTATCATCACGAATCTCACCAGTATTTGCATCATATACAAGTTTGTTGCGATAACGCATCATAACATCACGAAGATATTGTTCTGCTTTTACCTTAGGTAAATTACCTACATCAATATAGAAAATTCTTCTTTCTGGTGCGCGTGACAAACGGTAGATAACAAGTGAATCCTCAATCATACGGAGTTGATTGAGTGCTTTGATCGCTTTGTGAAGATATGAAAGCGTATGACCTTTATTTCTATCTACAAGACCCGATGTGCAGTAAGTTATAGAATCTTTTGCAATTTTAATACCTTGACTTGCACCAGTTTGTGCTGGATTTGCAGATGGATAGATTGTTCTTGGATTATAGATGAAATATTCTTCAAGTTCAGGAAACTCATAATCCATAGGATTATCAGAAGTTATTCTCTGAATACTTGACAGTTTATCTCCAGGTTTCTTTTTTTGTTGTCTTACATAACGCATTTTTGATGCGTCTATGTAACGAAGTTCTTGAATCCCTTCTTGTGGATTCTTTAAGTCAATAATTTTATGGTAGTACAATCTACCGTCAACATACCAATTTCTATAAATTTCGTGAGATTTTTTATCAAAATCTAAAAGATCTAAGATATATTTAAATTCTGATCTGATTTTTTTCTTAATACCATCACTTGCATTTAGATTATCTAAATCAATCTGAACTGGTACATCATTTGTGTCAGATACAATTGCTTCATTTACAATATCTTCGATTGCGCTGTCAACTTCAGGGTGAAGAGACATTTCGCGGTATCTTTTAATTAACTCAAATTCTGTTCTATATACACCCTCAATATCAACATAAGAACCAAAAAACCCACTGCTTGCATAATGGTCAACCCCGTCCTCATTATTTGGAGGAACGGGGGAAACAGCAGTGGGTGATAATGGTTCAGTATCCTCAAGAGAGAATCCAAATAATTTTGCCATAATTTATTGTTCTGAATTTGATCTTAAGACTATTTATTAACCGTTTGGAGTTCCCTGTCCGGTGTATGAGAACGACTGAACTTGGAATTCAACAGTAAATTCTTCAATTGTGTCTGAAGAATCATATGAAAGATCAATTTGAGAAACGTTGGTTGGGAAAATATCAATAAACTCATACTCTTTCAGAACAGCATTTGATGTTCCTGTGTTATCTTTGCTGCTTGGGGTTGAACCTCTACCTAATTGATAGACCTTAGCATTTGTCATGTATGCAGATGGATCAGTTGCACCAAGGTTTGTACCAAGATCTGCAATCAAGTTTGACCACTCTTCAAATGCATTTCTCAGAAGGAATCCTTCGTCGTTGATGATTGTTACTGTCCAAGTATCAATAGTTCTGTCACCAGCAACCTTGAAGATTCTTCCACGGAAAGGAACATCAATTGATGCTACGTTCTGTGCTGGAAGAGCAGCAGATTTGCACATAAATCTAAAGTTATCTGCATCCCATGAAATTCCACCTGGGAGAGTTGTTAATTCTACCTCAAATAGATTGGGGCGGGCACCGCCCCCAACCATCGCAGATTTAAATTGAGAAATTGTCTTGTTTTCTCTTGAAGTTGCCATTGTTTAAGTCCTCCTTTTGTTATTTAGATTATAAAATTAAACTCTACCAACCACTTCTTCAAAGCTTACACCAGTACGTGTAGCAACGAAAGTAAGAGTTACATAATTAATTGACTTAGCTGGTTTCAGGAAGATATCAGCTCTGAATTCATTATTGTCAATAACATCAGGAGTGTTGTTTGTGGTATCGCAAACAACGAAGAATCCATACAGACCTCTCTTAGCCTGAACATCACGGAGATAAGGTTCAACAATATTTCTGAAGTTTGCTCTTGTCAACTCATCGTTGAGTTCAAAGAGTTGTGCTTCTGCTGCTCTCTGGAGTGCTTGCTCAATTGTGAGGAACAAACGGCGAACGTTAATTCTGTCAAATGCTGAAGCATATCCAAGAGCAGTCTTGTCACCGAAGAGAAGGGTTCCGATTCCTGGTTGAGTAACGATTGAGTTAATTCTTGCAGGATACAGTTTATCTCTCTGTGCTTTATTTGGATTGTATGCAAGTTTGATAGCGTTGTTAATGATACCTCTTTGCTGACCAGCAGGCGAGAACCATGGATAAGCAACGATATTTGTTCTTGTCATCAGACCAGCAACGTCAGCGTTGGTTGGTACATAACGGAACTTATTATTAAAACGATCATAAGTGTACTTGTATCCACTATCAAAGATTGCATAAGATGAGGAATTCAAGGAACTAAAGTAATCAATCAGATTATTTGTTTGAGTTGTGGTATTGGTGAGACCAACCAGATCTGCTCTGTGAGGTCCGATGCAAGTTACACAATCCTTTCTTGATTCTGCAAGAGAGATCAGATAGTTTGCTTTTGCTTGCGAATCTGACTTGGAATCAAAACCAGGACCCATGATCAGATAATCTACCTGCGACTCATCTTTGTTTGAGAACAGTCCGTAGGAAGTGATCAGATCTCCAAGTTCTGGTTTCATACCACCAGCAGCAGAGTAGTCAACACCACCACTAAGAGTATAAGTGGTGTTTCCGATTCCGCTATAGGTAATACCTTGAGCATTCTGTCCCCAAAGACCATCAGCGATGGAGATTGGTTGGAACGATGCTGATTTAACACCAGAATAAGTGGTGAATCCAGTCGCTACAGGTGCTGTTCCCCAATATGCATCAGTTGAATTTGATGGGTTACCGCCAGCATAAACATTTGCGGAATAATCTGCAAGATAACCTTCGTACCAGATCTTTTGAGGAGCATTAACGTTTGAGATCGCATCAAGTGCTTTTGAAACGCTTACATGCTTC